AACGAAATAGAAATAGCGCCCGAAAACCTAAGCGAAATAGGTATAGTAGTAAACTATAGCGATAGCCCTAATACTTTAGAAATAAATACCGATAGTATAATACTACCTAGAGAGGGCTTTAATATAATTAAAAACCATATAGAAACTATAGGGCTATTTGAGGGTATACCGTATAGAGTAGAACTAAACGACGGTACTAGCCTAGAGTATTACGTAGATTTATTAGAAAGCCTTAAAATAAGCGATTTTAGAGCAGAAATAAAAATACTTAAAAGAAAAAGTAAAGATAATTTTAAAGAAAACGCCGACGGTACTAGCTTCGATTTAATGCGAAGTAAAGGCGTACAGTTTAACCTAGAGCTAATAGATTACGTAGTAATAGGCGAAAACCAACTAGAGCGCGCTTTAACTTTAGGCGTAACTATTTTTATACTTAGCGACCACGTTATAAGGGCGGGTAAAGAAGCCCTAGATAGTATAAGCGAGTTAATTAAAGCCGTTACCCCGAACTTAGGCTTAGGTATAACTTACGATACGGGGGATATTATAGATTTATCTTTAAAAGTACTTTTTAGAATTATTTATTTCGCTTTTTTACTTATAGCCTTATTAGAACTAGCTACTGAATTATTTTTATTGATTTTTCAACCTATTAGAAAGTTTAAAGCGTGCAAAGTAAAAGAGCTACTAGTAAAAGGTTGCGCTTATTTAGGTTATACTTTCGAAAGTACGCTAATAGATAGCCTACCCTATTTAACAGTTTTACCCGTACCGATAGTAAAAGAGCGCGAAAGTATTTTTGATATACGCCCCGAAAGTTGGGTAAAACCTTTTACCTACGGTACGCCTAGCGCTACCGATAGCGTAAATAGTCTAGGGCAACTAGTAGACGCGCTTTTAACTATGTTTAATGCTAAGCTAAGGGTATTTAACGGCGTAGTAAGAATAGAAAGGCGCGATTTTTGGCAAAATTTAGCGGGCGCTCAGATATTACCCGCTTTAACTAATCAAAGTAAGCGCGTAGATGAATATAGCTATAATACAGCCGAAGCGTGGAAAAGGTACTATATAAGATATACGCCCGACTTTAGCGATTTACATACTATAGACGGCTTTACTTATGATGAAAGCGACGTAGAATATAGTACCGAGCCTACTAGTAGCGTAAACAGCGATTTAGTAACTATAAAAGGGCTAAACGAGGTTTTAATACCGTTTAGCTTAGGGGCTAGAAAAACGCGCTTAAATTGGCTAGAAGAGCTAGCTAAAGCGCTTTTCGATACTATAGATATAGTTACGGGGCTTTTCGGTGGCGGTACTAATTTCGGTAGTCAAATTAGCGAACGTAAAGACGTACTTAAAATTAGCTCTCAGTATTTTAGTAATACTAAACTTTTATACGCTATAGGCGGTAGACAAAAAGCGGGCTACTTAAATACTATAGGCGCGCCCGCGTTATGGAATAAATACCACTATATAAACGCTATAGATTTAAACGGGTGGAAAATAAAAGACGGCGCGCGCTTTAGGTTAAACGGTAGCGATTTTTTAACTTTGCTAAATAATAACTACGCCGAAATAAACGGTATAAGTTGCGAGATTTTGAGTATAGAGTATTTAGACGAAAAAAAAGAAGCTACTATAACTTATAAAGAGCCTAGTAATTACGCCGTAGGAAAAGTAGAAGTAAAAAGGGTAACGGTTTAAATTTAAAGATATGAATTTAGAAGAGTTAAGAAAAGTAACTAGCGAGCTAAAAAATAATTTCGGCACGCTAATAGAAATAAATAAAAGCGTATTAAGTCAATTACCGCCCGAAGCCGAAGCTATAAAACTAAAGGCTATTAAAGATTTAGAAAGTTTACCTAACTTAGTAAAAAATAAAGACGTAGAAAGTATAACAGCCCTATTCAAAGATTATGCCGATAAAGATAATAAATAAAGAGTATACCGATTTAACGGGCGCTACTAGAACTTATTACGAAAGTAACGCGGGCGATAAACAAATAGTAGAGTATTTAGTACTAGAGCAAATTTTAGTAATTAGTAACGCTCAAAACTACCTAAGTTATAACGCTTTAGAGAATACGATTACGTGGGCTAGTGGTAACTTTTTAGTAGAGGGCTTTAGGGTAGGCGATGTAGTTATATACAGAAAATACGATAGTAGCGGTAACTTTATAGTAGGTACTCAATTTACCACTACTATAGTAAGTATTACGGGTAGCGCTTCTAATATATTACAATTAACTAACTTAGACCCTATAGCTATACCCGACCCGACTAACGGCGAGTATTTTGCTATTTGGAACGCTTTAACGGGGGCTAGAAACGAAGAGCTAGTTTTAAGCGTGAACTTAGTTAAAACGGGTAGTAACGGTAGCGAATATAGTCTAATAGACGGCGAAGCGACTAGGGTACGTTTTGATATTAAAAACGCCCCTAATTTTCCGCTTTTTCCTAGCGGGCAAATTATACAAGGCGCTAGCGTAGGTAATAAAAGCGGGCAATATGAAGTAACAGCCGAAATAGAAACTACTACGCTAAGCCCTTTAGCTTACGGGGGTACTGTAGACGTAGGCGAAATAAGTAAAGTAAGATTTACTATAATAAATAGCGGTATTCTAACGCCTAGCGCTTTTAGTTTTAATTACTGTTTAAAACCTTACGTAATTTTAGAATACGCTAGACTTTTAGGCGAGCCGTTTTATCGCAACCAATTAATAAACACCGAAGAGGCTAATACGGGCTATTTTGATGAAGCCTATAACGTAGGTATAGTAGACGCTACGCTAGTAAGCGGTATAAGTGAGCTAGCTTTCGACGCTGTAACTACGGGGCAAATAGTAATAGAAACTACTAGCCCGCCTACTAGCGATATAGGTATAGGGCTTAGCTACGTGCCTAACGATGAAGCCTATTATAAAAATAAACTTTATAGCCAAAGCGTCGCGGGTATGACTATACCAACTACGCCCGCTTTCGTTTTTAATACGCCCGTAATTTCGCCTTTAAACCCTAGCGGGGCTAGTTATAGTTTTGAGGTTACTAATACTACTTTTACGGGTAATACTGTTACTATAGATTATATTTTTACGCCTTTAGCGGGCTTCGAAGATTTTTTTAATAACCTAGATGAAGATAATAGAAATTTTATAGTATGGGTAAAAGCGAAAAGCGTAAACTTATTAGCGTATAACAGCGCTTTAACAAGTAACCCGCCTATAGGTGGGGTTATATTTATGGATAGTACGCAAGTAGTAGACCACGCTTATAATAGTAACGACGCTAACGGTAATACTTCGGGCTACGAAGCTAATATAGAAGATGATTTAGCCTATATAGGTAAATTTCGACTAGACCGTAATACACCCTACGAAAGTTTAACGGCAAGGCTAGAAGCCTTTAATACTGTTACGCTAGAAGAGTTTAGCCTATCTAGTGTATTTTTCGCTTTTAATGCCGTACCTTTCGTAGTAGATAAATATATACTAAACTTTAATACGCCCGTAATTACTATTTTACCTAATACTAGCGCTAAATTAAACGCCGAACTAGTACTAGAGCCTAGCCTAGATACGCCTACTCAATACGGCGTAAAGGTTTATTTTCCTTTTCTTTATCGGTGGGAAAATTGGCTACCTCAACTAAATGCTAATAGCGATTTTTACCCTAATTTTCAAACTAAAAACTACGTGCCTTACGGTACTTTTAACGATTGGACTTTAAGAGTGCATATAGAATACGTAAAAGAAAGTTTAGCTTACGTTTATAACGATGAAATAGTAATAAAAGATTACGATAGCGACCCTAATATAAAGCAAAAAATAGAAGTATTTAGAGAAAGTACGGGGCAACTTGTAAACGTAATAGTAGACGGCGAAACGCATATAGTAGAAGCTACTCACGAACTAATAAACGGCGAAGCGTGGGAAGTTGGTAATACGTGGGGACAAATTACCGTAGAGCCTATAGAAAGCGCCCCGCGTTATTTAATTAGTACTACAGTACCTACAGACTTTAACCCTATAAACCCGCTTAGCCCTATTACGGGTAACGTGGCTAGTTTAGATTTTCTTAGCCCTAGTATAGTAAAAATTACGGCAAAATTCGACGCTAGTAAAATTAATTTAGAAAAAGGAGTTAAATTTACAACTAAAATAAAAGGCTGTAGCGTAAAAGAAGCAAATAAGAAAATAAAAATAACTACCGACGGTAAAATAAAAATAACTACCGACGGTAAAATAAAAATTTTAAGTTAAAGTTATGGACTATATAAAAATAAATGAATACCCACTAGAGCGCTTCGGTTTTGGCGATGAAGATTACTACGATGTAGATTACTTCGACGGGGTGGGCTATCAAAGCGCTAAAATTAAAGGTAGCGTTATAAAGCAAGCTATAATAAATTCGGTAGGTAATATATATAATACCGACGGTATTTTAACTAACGATAGAACTTTAACGGGCGATAATTTTGAGCTATTTTTTCAAGAGCTAGGGGCTTTTAAAGTACATAGCCATAAAAATAATACCGATAATGTAGTAATAGAAGTACGAAATAATACGGGCTTTTATTCTTTTATTATAAAAGACCATAACACTAACGAGCCTTATTTACATATTAAAGAGGGAAAAGTAACGATAAACGACGCTTATACTTTACCTAACTTAGACGGTGCTAGCGGGCAAGTATTAAAAACTAACGGCGCGGGCGTGGTTAGTTGGGCTAATGAAGAAAGCGAAAATATCTATAATACTAACGGTACTTTAACAGATAATAGAACTATAGACGGTAATAATAACGGTATAGATATACAAAACCTAGATTATTTAGCTATAGACGTAACTAATACGGGCGGTACTGTTTTAAGCGATTTAATGCAAATAAATATAAACCCTACTTCTATAGGGGCTTTAGATAGGCTTTACTGTATAGTAGATATTATAGCAAATAAAAGACGCTTAGCGATAATTAAAACGGGCGAAGTTGTAATAAATGAAGCCTATAAATTACCTTTACTAGACGGTACAAACGGGCAAGTTTTAACAACTAACGGCGCGGGCGTGGCTAGTTGGGTAACGCCTACAGCTAGTACTGATTTTATACCTAAAGTAAGCGGTTTTAACGTACAAAGGTTTTTTATTTGGGCTAATAGTAGTACTACTACTTATTTTAGCGGTTTATTAAGTGGGGGTATAGGCGGTACTCAAAGCGCGCTACTTATAGGCGGGGCTACAGCTACTAAAATTATACGTACTAGATTTACTAGCGGTACTACTTCGGGTAGTGTAGCGGGCTATAGGGGCAACGGTACTGATTTTTTTGTAGGTATGGGGTGGCATTTTGTTTGTACTTTCGGGCATAATGACCCTACTTTTAATTCTAGCGCTCATAATTGGATAGGTTTAGGTAACGCTATAACTTTTCAAATAGGTAGTTTAACCTACGCTAGTAGCTTAGGTAACATTATAGGCGTAGGTAATGACCCTACAGATAGTACGCTACAAATTTTACATAACGATAGTACGGGAAGCGCTACTAAAATACCTTTAGGCGCAGACTTTCCTAGTAATAGAACGGCGGGCGTAGCTTTTTCGGGTATGTTTTGTTTAGAACTATATAACGATTACGGTAGTACTTCGGTAAAGTGGCGAATGACTAGAATAGATACGGGAACGGTAGAGCAAGGTACTATAAGTACTAATTTACCTAGTGCTAGTACGGGGCTTTGCCCCGTAGCTTCGCGAAGTAACGGTAGTAGTACTAGCCTTTCGGCTGTAATAGATGTAGCTAGTATACAAATTTTTACAAAATACTAAAATAATGCAAGTAGAAATAGTTAAAGAAAACCCTATAGAAAATAAGGTTTATTTTGAGGTTAAACCCTTAGAAAAAGAGTATATAGATTTACTAGTATTCGGTAAAGAAATAGAAATAGATACGCAAAATATAGAAGCGCTAGAAAATGCTAGAAACGAAGTAAAAGCCGAAGCTAGTATAGAGTTTATAAAATTTTTAAATAGTGGCTTATAATGGCTTGCGACTGTATACTAGTAACTTTTAACGGTAGCGAAGCTAATACGTTTACCGCTTTGCCTAACGGTAATACCGCTTACGGGCTACCCGTTTACCAATTTACCGACGGGCTTTTCGGTAATTGGATAATACAATACGACGGCGAGGCGCAAAATTGGTATATTTGGATAAGCGACGTAGACGGTAATATAATAGGCGCTAATATCGCTAGTTTATTTCAAGCGCCCGCTACTTGCCCTTTAGGTAGTTGGATAATGACGGGCAACCCGCCCGAATACCCTATAGTAGAAGTATTTACAGCACCTTGCGAAAAACCTTTAAAATGCCTTACTATTTCTTACAGTTTACCCGAAAGCGAAGTAACTAACGAAATAGATGTAGCTATATACGACGTAGTAGACGGTAACGCTATTTATGTTTTTACTTTACCCGAATACCCTACTTTAACTTTTAAAATTTTATACGCTGATTACGGCGCGCCTTTTTTTGCGGGGTGGTATTTAATTACACTAGGCGAAGCGGGCGAAATTATAAGCTATTTAGAAAACGACGGTACTATATTAGGCTACCCGTTTAGCGATTTAGAGGGCGCTTTCGGGTGGGCGCAAAGTATACCGTTTAATATATTTAATACTAGCGAAGCTAAAGAGTGTCCTATAGAGCCTTTACTATGCGATTGCGGTATGAAATTTACTTTTATACTAGACGGCGTAGAGCAAGAAACTATAGAAGTTACTAGCGACGATTTGTATAATGATAGATTTTATTATACTTTACCCGCTACAGATTATACGCCTAGTTTAGTAGTTTTTTGGAACGGTTACGCGTGGATATTAAGCGAAACTTTAGGGGGCGACCGTATAGCTCAGTTATTTGGTAATTTTACTTGCCCTATCGGTTTACCTTTAACGGGCGAGCCTAGCGATTTTTTAGGATTTTGGGTATTTTATAGCGAGCTATACCCAACTTTAGAACTAAAAAGCGAGGGCGTAAGTTGTACTACGTGCGGTATAGAAGATAGAATTTATAAAGATTACGAAGCGGTAAAATTACCCGTAGAGCCTAATAACGAAAATAGAGGTTTAAAAGATTGTTGTAACTGTAAATACTTAGTACTAGGTAGCCTAGACGGCGATAGCTATAAAAACGATATTACTAGTTTTTGGATAAAACTAAGCGCTTCGGGTACGGGCGATTTTATACTAACTAAAAACGGCGAAGCTACTACTTATAACCTAGAAGAAAAGCTACTAGTAAATGACCCTAATACTAAATATATTACTATTAATTGGGGCGAAGTTTTAGCTAGCGACGGCGTAGGCTGTTACGAAGTTAAAATAGCTTATAATATAGGCGGTATATTAGGTACTATAAGTAAAGGTATTTTTAACCTAGATTTATACAGTTTACAAAGCGCAAAATATACCGCTAGAGTTAAAGCCGTATTTAATTTATACCACGAAAGCGAGGGTATAGATTTTACGGGTAGTAACGTAGTAAGTACTTTACGCTTTAACGGGTTTATAGGTAATAGACAACCTAACACCGAGCTAGATAATCTAGTATATCAAAATAGAGAAACTAAAACCGTAATAAGAGAAAACTTAAATACTTTCGAAATTACTACCGACCCTTTAGAAAATTGTTTTATAGACCCGTTAATAGATTTGTATTTATTGAGCGAAAACGAGCTATATATAAGCGATTATAATTACCATAACTATAGCTACGATATTAAAGATTTACCCGTAATTTTACAAGAAGCGCCCGAAGTAGAATATAAACAGTTTTCACGTAAGGCGGTTTTAACGGCTGTAGTAAGCGATAAAATAAAAAATAAACGTACATACTTTAAATAAAAGATGAAAGAAATAATAAACGAGCTAGGCGATTTTTTAGCGATTTCGGTAGGGGTGGTAGGCGCTTTATTAAAGGGGTTAAAAAACAAATTAAAACCCGTTACTATTATTTTAGCTTGCGCTGTAGCGGGCGTACTATCTTACAGTACTTTGGGCGTAGTAGAGATTTTTTACCACGATTTAAGCCCTAAGCTAGTTATATTAGTAAGTTTTATTACGGGGTGGGTGGCTAACGAAATTACGGCTAAATTAGATTTATTAGTAAACGATATTTACGAAATTTTTATAGAGTGGGTACGTAATAAATTTAAAATTTCTAAAGATGAAGAAAGCCCTAATAACAATAATAGCGGTAACTAGTATAGCGTTTATTTACGCTCAAAACGAAGTTAAACTTTACGAAAAGTATAAGGATACTATAAAAAGCCCTTACGAAGTAACTACGAACTATAAAGGCGATACTACAGAGATACATAAAATACTAGAAATAGACGGTAATTTAATTATAATAGATACTATTAAAATAGAAAAAACCGTAGTAAAAGAAAAGATTAAAGAGGTAGAAAAACCCGCTAAAAATTATAGCAAAATTCTAGTAATTACGCTAGTATTTTTATTTATTGTACTTTCAATTTTTAACGCTAAAAGAAATAAAAACCTAGATATATGACTAACGTAAGAAAATATACAGATAAAGAGCTACTTAATAGAGCTAAAAGCCTACCTAGCTTTAAAGGCTTCCCGAAAGGCTACTATATTATAGGCGTACAAAGCCTAGAAGATGAATTTAATAAATTCGACGATAAATTTTATTTATACGAAAATACGGGTAGCGAATTTACTACAGATATTAATTTGCAAAAGTTTATATTAACTACTTCGGGTACTACTAACGCGGGCGCTAACGGGCTTTTAAGATACGATAGCTATAATAAAGAGGGCTACGCCGTTTTGAAAACTAACGAAGTTTACTATTACGTGTGGCGCTACGGTTTACATAGGGGCAAAATGCCCGCTTTAAAACAAGTTAGAGCGTTTTTAATTTCACGCGACGGCGATAAAGATACTAAAGTAGAAGAGGGCGTAAGTAAGCCCGCTATAGTTGGTATTAATTTCCACGCTAACAACTATAATTTAGCTAGTACTGAGGTAAAAGAAATTATAGGCGGGTGGTCGCTAGGTTGCCAAGTATGTAACGATTTAGAAGATTATAATAAGATTATAGAGCTAATAAAAGCCAAAAAATTAGACGTAACTTATATACTTTTAAAAGAATTTTAATTTTTTTTCAATTTTTTTTCTAGTCTAAAACCCTTATAAATAAAGGCTTTTAATTTTTTTTTACTGTAAAATGAAAATTTTTTTTTCGTTAGTGTATTGTTATATTAAATTTAATTTATAGTTTTGTAGAGTAAAACAATTAAAAAATAACAAAATGAAAAGAGAAATTTTAACAGCAGAAGAAAAAAGCCACGTAGAAACTTTAACTACTTTACTAAAGTGGTCGGCTAATGAAAGTAAAGATGTTTACGAAACTTTAAACGTATTAAATAGCTTAGTTATGGCTATAGAGTTTAAAAGTAATAAAAGCCAAAAAGATATAAATTATATAGGTACGCTAGAATTTCATAACCAATGCTATTTAATAGATAGTTTAAAATTAAGAGCTATTAAAGCTATTACCGAATTAATTTAATAACATAACGGGGCGTAAGCCCCTTTTTATTCACTTTTAAACCTAGAAATATGAAAGCGACTAGATTAGTAAAAAAACAAGTTAAAACTAACTTAGAAAAAGAAAATATCTTTATACCTTTAAAACCAACTTTAAAACCTATTTTAGATTTTTGGCGCTGTAATACTTTACGGGGCGAGCTAAAAGAAAAGGGCGGTAGCTTTAACGTAACCTTATACCTAGATTATTTAGAAGCTATAAAATATAACGTATGAATACGGCAAAATTTACGAAGAAAAAACGGCTAAAAATTGATATAGAGTTTTTAGATTTTTTTGAGCTAAAAAGTATTTTACTAGAAATAGATAAACAAGTAAAAGCGGGCGTAGAGTTTAACGAAAGCGCCTATACTGAAAAAAATAGTAGCTACTCTTTTTATTTTGAGTATGTAGATAAAAGCGATTTTACCGAAAAAGAAATAGACGGTAAACTAACTTTAATTTATAAAAGCCGTATTAACGAAATAGATTAATTTAAACCCTAGAAATATGAAAAAAGCCTTTTTAATTTACCTAGATAGCTTAGCTATACTAGACGAACTTAGCGACGCGCAAGCGGGGCAACTATTTAAAGCGATTAAACAGTATAATGAGGGCGAAGAGCCTACGCTAGATTTTGCTTTAAAGTTAGCCTTTATACCGTTTAAAACGCAATTTAAAAGAGATTTAGAAAAGTACGAAGATGTAAGCCGTAAGAATAGCGAAAACGTGCGTAAACGGTGGGAAAACGCGAAAGCCAAAAATACGAAAGTATACGACCGTATAGAAAGCGATACGATTAATACGATTAATACCGATAAAGATAAAGATATAGATACAGATAAAGAAATAGATAAAGAAAGTATTAATAAAGATTTTATTAATTTTTGGACTTTATACGATAAAAAAGTAGATAGGGCTAGAGTAGAAAAGGCTTTTAATAAATTGAATACCGAAGATAAAAAAAACGCTCTTAAATTTTTACCTAGCTATATTTCTAAAACGCCTAATAAAGCGTATAGAAAAAACCCGCTAACGTGGATAAACGGCAAAAATTGGCTAGATGAAATAGAAGAGCTAGAAGATAATAAAAATACAGTTAAAAAATATATACCTACGTTATGAAGCTAGACCTTATAGAAAAAGTTTACGGCGCTATTTTAGCTTTCGTAGGCGAAGAGCAAAAAGAAATTTTAAATAGAATAAAACCCGAATACCTTACTAAAGAAATTCATAAAAGAATTTATAAGGCGATGAAAGAAATAGTTAAAGAAAAAAAAGCTATAGATTTAGTTAGCCTTACTATGAAGTTTAAAGAGCTAGGGTATTTAGATAAAAACGTAGTAGTATATCTAAGTAAGCTAACTAGCGAAAATTTTAATTTAATGGGCGGGTATAGTGTAAATAATCTTTTCGCTCAACTAGAAGCCGAAAAGGTTTATAGCGAAGCCGTTAATTTTTCAAATAGTTTAAATAACCTTTTAAACCCCGAAGAGTTTACTATAGAAAAGTATAACAGTCTAATAGGCGAAGCTAAAGCCGTAACCTACCAACTAGAAGAGAAAATAGAAAGTAACGTAGATACGATTTTTACTATTTTGAAAGCGCATAACAAAGCTAAAGAGGGCGAGCTAGTAGGCTTAGAGCTACCGTATTATAATTTAAAGGGCGTAGTTATTTTAGAGCCTTGCGATATGCTAGTAGTAGGCGCGCGCCCCGCTATGGGTAAAACAGCCTACGCTGTAGATGTAGCTACTAAGCTAGCTATAAACGGTAAGCGCGTAGCCTTGTTTAGCTTAGAAATGAGTAAAGAGCAAGTACTACGGCGCGTAGTAGCTAATTTAACGGGTATAAATTCGAATAAGATTAAATACGGCGAATGTAGTAGCGAAGAAATAGATTTAATTTTTAAAGCGCAAGCCCTAGAAAATTTAAGTAATTTAATAGTAATAGACGGTACGCAAAGTATAAACGATATTACTAGAATAGTTTACGATTTAAAAGCGAAAGGCGCGCTAGATTTATTTATAGTAGATTACCTACAGAAAGTACAAGTAAAAGCAAGCCGAAGCCGTTACGAAGCCGTTACCGAAATAAGTAACGGTATAAAGCTAATTAGTCAAAATTACGGCGTACCCTCTTTAGCTTTAGCTCAATTAAGTAGAGAAAGTAGTAAGATAGGAAAGCGCCCAACTTTACCCGACCTTAAAGAAAGCGGGGAAATAGAACAAGACGCTAGTATAGTAGCCTTTTTACACCGCCCCGAATACTACGGCGAAACTGAAACTTATAGCGGGCTAGACGCTACGGGAAAAGCCGAAGTAATTATAGCAAAAAACCGCGAGGGCGAGCTAGGTATATTTGAGTACGAAGTAGATTTAAGTACTAGTAAATTTTCGGGTATAAATTACTAATTTTGTTTTATTGAAACGCTGTAAAAACTGTAAAGAAAAATTTACCCCTATTAGAAGTACTTTAGAAAAGTATTGTAGGGCTATAGACTGTAAAACAGCCGAAGCGCTAGAAAACCTAGCTAAGCTAAAAAAAGCGCAAGAAAAAAAGGCTAAAGCAAATTTAAAAGAGCGTAAAGATGAACTAAAAACTTTACCCCAACTAAAAAACGATTTACAAAAGTTAGTAAATGAATACGTAAGGCTTCGCGATAGGGGGCTAAATTGTATAAGTTGCGGTATGAGTTTAGCGGGTAGAAAAGTAAACGCTAGCCACTATTTAGCTGTAGGTAATTACCCCGCTGTAAGGTACGATTTACGAAATATAAATAACAGTTGTATAGAATGTAACAAATTTAAAGGCGGTAATATAGTAGAGTATAGAATAAAGCTAATAGAAAAAATAGGCTTAGCCGAAGTAGAAGATTTAGAAGCTATACGAAATACGCCTAGAAGATACACTAAGCCCGAAATACTAGAGCTAATAGCCGAATTTAAAATAAAAATAAAAAATTTTTCAAATCTAAAACCCTTATAAATAAAGGGCTTTTTAAAAAAAATAAAAAAAAGTTGCATTTTTTTTGCTTTGGGTATTGTTATATTAAATTAAAGTTATACATTTGTAGGGTAAAACAATTAAAAAATAAACAAAATGAAAAAGTTAAGCGAAATTTTAGATTTTTTTAGAGCTAATCAATGCGATGTTAAAATATATGAAAATAGTAATAGTATTATTTTTTCTCTTTGGTGCGAAGTTAGAAAACGCGAGATTTTCGACGGTAACGAATACCAACTAAGAAATTTTTATAATCAATTAAATAATATCTAGGGGGCGAAAGCCCCTATTAAAACTTTTAAAGATGTTTAAAGATAACGATTACTTAACTATTTTAAAGCTAACTAATAAGGCTTTAAAAAGCGTAGCTAATAGCCCCGCTCAGTTAAAAATAAGAAAAGAAATAGATAAAATACGTAACAAATATAAAACCCTATAAAATGAATTTTAACGAATTATTTAACAAGCCCACGCCTTTAGAACTGTTACAAGTTAGCCTAGCTCAGATAGGGCTAGAAAGTAACGATATAGAAGAGCAAAGAGTACTATTAGCTATAACAAAAATTATAGATAAATTAATAGATACCTACGAAAAAGATTATATAGAAGCCTTTACTAAAGATTTAAAAAAGCAACTTAAAAAAGAAATTTTAGAAACGATTAAAAAAGATTTTCACTTTATACCTAAAGTAAATTTAAACTAAAACCCTATAATATGAAAAAGAAAACGTATAACAAGTATCTACGCTTTTTAGAAGCGCTAGATAAAGAAATGAAAGTAGCTAAGCCTATAAGTTTATATAAGATAGCTAGAGAAAACGAAGTAAGTACTTTTTTACCTACAGCGCTTAGAAAGTTAAACTTTATAGTAAAGCGAAGTACTACTAGCGGGTATTTTTGGGTATGGAATTTAAAGGGCGTAACCTTTGAGCAAATTATAGAAGCGGTTTTAGCTTCTAGGGCTAGATACGATAAACAAAAAAGGCAAAAAACTAAAGAGCAAAATATAGAAGAAATAGCTAATAAGCCTTTAAAAGATATTACGCCTAAAGATTTAGAAGCGTGGGAAGAAAAATATAAAACGCAAAAAAGCGACGCTACAGCTATACCGATTAGAGTAGTAAAAAAAGACGTAATAAATGCTACAGAAAAGGCTGTAAAGACTGTTATAATAGAAACGCCTATAGAAGAAAAGAAAAGCCTTTTAAAACGAATTATAGAAGCTATTAAGAATTTATTTAAAATTTAATTTAAAACCTAGAAGTATGGAAAACCAAAAAGAAAACGCTACTTACGGCGTAGAACTATTAACGGCGCTAGCTAACTTTCAAAACGAAGCGCCTATAATACCGAAAAATAAAAAAGGGTACGGGTATAACTACGCCGAACTTTCGAAAACTGTAGAAATACTAAAACCGTTTTTAAAAAAAAATAGCTTAGGTTTTACTCAGTTATTAGAAAACGAAAACGATTTAACTACTATACTTTTTCACTACCCTAGCGCTCAGTTTATAAAATGTACTACAGTACTACCGAAAGGCTACGAGTTAAAAGGTATGAATTTATTTCAAACCGACGGCGCTAGAAATACGTACTATAAGCGTTACGTACTTTTAGGTATTTTGGGCGTATTTTCCGAAGATGAAGATACAGACGCTAAAGGCAAAGCCGAAAAGGTAAACGAAAACAAAACCGAAGAAAAGCCTAAGCTAAATAGTAACCAATTTATACAGCTAATAGGCTTTATAAAGACGGG